CCATCTAAATTTGCGTTGGAAATTGAAAAAATCGTTGCTGAGGAAAAATTAAATTACATTGATGCTATTGTTCACTATTGCGAAATCAATAGTCTTGAGGTAGAATCTGTGACGAAACTTGTATCCAAACCACTGAAAGAAAAACTGAAGTGGGATGCTACAAGACTAAACTTTATGAAAAGAACTTCTAGAGCAAAATTACCGTTATGATTTCTCGTGATGAACTAATGCATCATCGTCTTCAGGCTTGGTTACGAGAAAACCAATCTGAAGATTTGACATATCTTGGGTATTATGAAGATACTCTTGGTCAACTTAAATATTGGTATAAAATTGCCGATTATGAGGTGTCTGTAGATTGTATTGAAGATCTTGAACTGGTAGAAGATGAAAGTGACTCCCTTTGAAACGTATCAACATTATCTCTCACTCAAAAATCATTTTACAAACCCAAAATACGATTTCTTTAAGTATGGTGCGAAGACCCGTGCGAGTGTAACCTCTTTCAATAAGAGGAAAGATAAGTATTGGTTTGAAAAAACCTCGCGTAAATATAGTGATGATGAAATTATAGATTTTCTTGTATCTAATTTCACTGCCACCGATAACCCACAAAACCTATGGATTGGAGAAATTATCAATTCTGGCGAAAGAAATTACGCCGAGTGGATGAAAAGACAACAGAGTTTGACATACTTATTCACAGAACAAAGCAACGAATTGTTCTCGGAGAACAAATTAGACGATGTTTTCAACTGTTCGAAAGGACATCCACCAGTTCTAAAAATGTTCCTGGGCGGAAAAATTTCCCTAGAAACCCTAGTGATATATGATAAAATATTCCTATTCAGGAATAAGTTTGATAAGAAACTTTTAGACCCAGTGTGGGAGTCCGTAAGTCTTAAACTTAAAAAGTATAATTCATTCATAAATATTGATATATTCAAGTTTAAAAAGATTTTGCGGGAAATTGTAAATGAGTGAGTTCTTTCAGTCTGATATTATTCAAGACGAACTAAATGAAATCAATAAAATTCAAGAGAAAATCTACGGGAGTCTTTTGAGTTTTGGTTCCATGTCACGCGAAGAAAAACTTGAACATATTGATTTGCTAACAGACTTGCTCGAAAAGCAGCAAGTGATGTATACTAGGTTATCTCTTTCGGACGACCCTCAAGCGGTTGAGATGAAAGAGAACCTACGCAAGTCAGTTGCCATGATGGGATTCCCAGCAGGAACTGACATGCAATCTTTATTCAGTAGTATGAACGCCACGATTAAATCTCTCAGGGATTATGTTGACGCCTGAGACTTTCCTTGTTATACTATCCGAGTAAATCACCCGAATCCAAACTAATCCGAGGTAATCCGAATGTCTTTTGCTGACCTTAAGAAGCAATCTAAACTGGGCTCTCTGACCGCCAAACTGGTCAAAGAAGTCGAAAAAATGAACAGTTCAAGTAGTTCTGGAGATGATCGTCTCTGGAAACTTGAGTGCGATAAGAGCGGCAACGGTTATGCTGTTATCCGTTTCCTGCCTGCCCCCAACGGCGAAGATCTGCCGTTTGTCAAACTTTATTCTCATGCCTTCCAAGGACCTGGCGGTTGGTATATTGAGAATTCCCTGACCACTCTGGGTCAGAAGGATCCTGTTTCTGAATACAACACGATGCTGTGGAACAACGGCACCGATGCTGGTAAAGATCAGGCACGCAAGCAAAAGCGTAAACTGACTTATGTTGCTAACATCTATGTGGTGAAGGATCCTGCCAATCCTCAGAACGAGGGTAAAGTTATGCTTTATAAATTTGGCAAGAAGATCTTTGACAAACTCACTGCTGCCATGCAACCTGAGTTTGAGGATGAAGAGTCAATTGATCCGTTTGATTTCTGGCAGGGTGCCAATTTTAAACTGAAGGCAAAGAATGTTGCTGGTTATCGCAACTATGACTCTTCTGAGTTTGCCAGACCTGATGCTCTCCTGGATGACGATGATGCCATGGAGGCAATCTGGAAGAAAGAATACTCTCTTGAAGAGTTTATTGCTGCAGATCAATTCAAGTCTTATGATGATCTGAAGAAGCGCCTTGATTATGTTCTTGGAATCAAAGGAACTCCTAAGTTCCAAGATCAAGAATCTGTTGAAGAGGAAGAAGAATTTCGTCAACAAAACCGTGCTTCGGAACCAGTTCCTCAGACTTTAAAGGATGAACTTGATAGTCTGACTCCTTCATCTTCTTCGTATGATGAAGATGATGATACTCTCAGTTACTTTGCAAACCTTGCTAACTGAACACTGGGGAGACTTCGGTCTCCCTTTTTTATGCCCCGATTACTTTCGTATTTTCTGTTCTGATTAAAGTGTCATTAACATATTCCGAAGAACGATCATAGAGCATGATTTCTCTCATATCATTTAAAAACTGTTGTAGATATGATCGTCTGAGCAAATAAATTGAAGATTTTTCTTGATTTTTTCTGACTTCATAATCATAGTTTGTAATACTTACCACAGGGTTGATAGTGGTCGCGACATTATCTGGATTTGGAATTGCGAAATCAGAGTCAACTACTTTTCCTGCAGGAAGAATCAATCTTCCGATTGAATCCTTTACTTCTGTGGTTTCATAATGATGTGGAGAAGTCAATCCTGCAATACCGTATTTTTTCTCTGCGAGATTATAGAGGTCACGATTTGATAGAGGCCATTCATTTCTCACATTGATAATACCTGCTGTCATTAATACAACCCAATCAAATTCTGCATTTCCATAAAACTCTTCGGCAACAGTATCTGGTCTGGCACCTTCCATAATTTCATACTTATTGAAAATTGTAAAAGAGTTTTGTAAGTCATCACGCAACTTATTTCTTCTGAATAAGTTTTTGACTCTTATGTAATCCCCTGTCGAGAGAGTATCAGATAAAAAAGACTGATAATCTATTTCTGGTAGTTCTCTAAAGTAACCCATTTTAGTATCCTACTCCTCGTGCTCCTTTTACTGCTTCAGATCCAGATCTCAATGGACCAACAAACTCTTCATCATAATCAATATCATAAATTGGTTCAATTTCTTTGAAAGTTAAATCCATAATAATTGAAACTGGGGTTCCATCACTATAAGTTGCATAAGTTCCATCAGCAGTGTATGTGACATTTATACTTTCTAAGAAACACTGTTTAAAACTATGTAGAAATTGATGATCGCCATTACCTTGACGATATCTCAATTCAAATACATTTGGTGTTTTTAAAAATGTTGTGTTATTTGCATTATCTCCTATATCATTTGGAGTGTTTCTTATATTGGTTCCTTTTACCTTTGGAGCCATATTTTTTTTAAGACATCTTATTAATCTTTTTACTTCTAAACTTTCGTCTCCATTTCTAGGAGTCATTTTAAATTTAAATCTGAATGTTCTCAGTGTCGGTCCACTGAACAGGAGTTCCATGTTCGGATTTAAAATTTCACCTTGCTCTCTTGCTAATATTTCATCTGCAGTAACATTTGCCCCAAGTATTCCGATTGCCTTTGATGCCAGTGATCTTGTTACAAATCCTTGACCACCCGCAATTCCACCCACAGTATTCACTGTATTTTGCATTAGGCCTAATGCAGCACTATTTAAAGCGGATCCAAAATCTTCACCCGATCCCAATGCTTTTCCAGATTCCATAATATCTTTAATACCACCAAGTGCAGCACCGGCAATAGAATTTAAATTTGATGACTTAGTGCTTATTGCATTACCATCTTGAATGTTTGATGGAATTGGTAATAATACTGTTTCGAGTCTCTTTGTTCCATTATTGACTCTTCTAGTTCCTGGTCTTCCAGCAAAACTTCCGGTATTGGAAAGTACAGGAACATATTCCACGATATCAATTTGCAGATAATCTGTGGTTTCCGCAATCATTGTAAGTGGATATCGATAAACTTTTTTATCTGCCATTTATCTTTTTCTAACTATTTAGAAACTTGGCATAAGGAATTTCGCGAAGATCTTCAAGTTCTCCTGCATCAACTTCATACAAATTAGTTTGTATTTCTTCCCAAGTATATTTTCTATACTTTCCCCAGTGAAAGTTGATGCCAGTAAACCCAGATCCATAAACTTCTGTGCAGGCAATTAATGGATGCAAATCGTATCTTATTCCTGGAGTTTTTGCTCTATAAACATAAGTATAAAACTTGCCTTCTGTAGGAATTTGAACTACAGTATCTTTGAGTGCTTCTCTTATTTTTACCATTAAATATTCTGGTGATTCAATTCCAATTAAATCGCCAATAATTCTTCTAACACGATTTGCATTATCATCAGTGGGTCTATCTTTTGGTTTTCTTATGTCTTTTCTTACGCCAGAATCATATACATTAGAACCTACTGGAATGCTTGGATCATTACTGTAAGTTACTTCCCCAGTTTCTAGAACATAACTGTATCCTTTTCCAAGTCTACCACCTTTTCTAATGGTGCGTTTTTCCATTACTTGATACCTAATTCGTTTTCGGTTAGAACTTTAAATTCATATCCACGATCAAGACACCATTCTTTTGCGGCTTCCCATTTTGCCTGATTTTTGGCATATTCAACGACTTCAAAAATGTATCCTTTTGTTTTTTTCTTTTGAACTTTTGGTTCGACACATTGTTTTAGAGGTTTGATTTCAATGATCATTTTTTTAATTTTTCCATTTGATTCTCTGACCTTAATATAAAAGTCTGGAAAATAACGATGAACTCTGTTATCTACTGGGGATAGATATGGAACTACAATTTCTTCACTTCCCCACTCAAGAATATTTTCATTCTTGTCACAATAAACCATAAATTTTCTTTCCCAGAGAGAACGGTAGACGATATTCGTTGGGTCACCTTTGTATTTTCTAGGATAAGATGGTTGATATTTTCCTTTATATGCCATCTAAATAACTAATAATAAAGTAGTCTTATAGGTATTTAGAGTGGCAATACCAAATCCAAACTCTATAATAGGAAAAGGAGAAAAATATTCTACTGATACAAAAAAGATACTTGGGAATTTATCTCAATCCAATTATTATCTTGTCAATTTTTCAAGTCTTACAACTGTTGGTGGAAATCAAGATCTTCTAAAGTATATAAATGGTAGAGGAATAAAAACTAATTTTATTTCTAGAAATTCTGGAATTCTTTGCTCAGAAGCATCTTTACCAGGATCTACTCTTGCTACAGCAGAGGTAAAGGATAATTTTATGGGAGTTCCTCAAGAATTTGCACACACTAGGTTATATGCTGATATTGACTTTACATTTTATGTGGATCATGATTATGATAATATAAGGTTTTTTGAAAGTTGGATTGAATTTATCTCTAGTGCAAGTAGTGCAGATCCTTACTCTACAAATTATTATCGTAGGATGAGATATCCTGATGACTATAAGTGTCAAACAATGTCAATTACTAAATTTGAAAGAGATGGGTCATCACGATTAGATTATGTTTTTGTTAATGCATTCCCAAAATTGATAACTGCTGTTCCAGTTTCTTATGGCCCTGCCGATATTCTTAGAGTTAGTGTTAGTTTTAATTATGACAGATATATTATGAACCCTGTAAAACAAATTAGTGGAGGATCCATATCTGAATTTGATCCTGATGCAACTAGGGGGGAAAATAGAACGTTTGTTTCAGCAGAGCAAGCATTAAAAGATTTGCAAAAGAGAAATTCATTATCTTCATCACCAGCAGCACCGGCACCAGCACCAGCAGCACCAACAACTGTAGATCCTAGATCACCTGAGGCAAATATTTCTAGACAAGAAGCAGCAAAATTAGAAGCACAACAACGAAGAGAAGCAAAAAGAGAACAGATAGAAAGAAATCAGGCAGATAGAGAAAGATTTAGAAATCGTCCCGATTTATTTTTTTAATTAAATTATCTCTAAATAATCACATATGAATTGTATCGCATACTATGCCTTTACCTAAGATTAATACGCCAACGTATGAAATGACGTTGCCTTCGACCGGAAAGAAGATTAGATATAGACCTTTTCTTGTGAGAGAAGAAAAGATTCTGATCATGGCAATGGAATCTGAAAATATGACAGAGATTACCAATGCCATTGTTCAAATTCTTTCCGATTGCATTCTTTCAAAAGATGTCAAAGTAGAGTCTCTTGCAACTTTTGATATTGAGTATCTTTTCTTAAATGTTCGCGCCAAGTCTGTTGGAGAGACTGTAGAAGTTAATGTAACTTGCCCCGATGATGGCGAAACTCAAGTGGAGATTTCAATAGATATTGATACTATTAAAGTTCAAAAAACAAGAGGTCATAAGAACATCATCAAACTTGATGATGACCTTTCGATGAAACTTAGGTATCCTTCATTGGAACAATTTGTTGAGAGCAATTTTGAAACGACAGATGGATTAAGTGAAGTTGGTCAATCACTGTCTATGATTACATCATGCGTTGAAATGATTTATAGTCAGGAAGAAAGTTGGGAAGCATCTGACTATTCAAAGAAAGAACTTGATGAATTTATTGAACAATTGAATACAAAACAATTTAAAGAGATTGAGAAGTTCTTTACTACAATGCCAAAACTTTCTCATACAATTATGGTGAGGAATCCAAAGACTGGTGTAGAATCCGAAGTAGTTCTTGAGGGTCTTGCAAGTTTTTTCAGTTAGGTATGGCTCACACTAATCTTGAGTCATACTACAAGATTAACTTTGCTCTCCTACAGCACCATAAATATTCATTAACAGAGTTAGAAAATATGATTCCTTGGGAAAGAGAAGTATATCTTGCTCTTCTCCAACAATATATTGAGGAAGAAAACCTAAAGGCACAGCAACAGAATGGCTAAAAAAGTTACTGGAAGAACTGATCAAGGAACCAAGAAGTTCCCCGGTGATGAAGAGTATAAAAAAATGTTTGCTGAAATGGTTGAGAAGGATAAACCCCAAAAACCTTCGAAACCAAAAATGAATGTGCAGAATGTTTCTTCTGCAGTCTTTGGGAAAGAGGGTGGATCTAATGAATCTTTCAAAAAAATTCATGGAACGATTAGTAAGTTAACGGGTCATGTTAGAAAGGCAGTAATTCGTATTGGTGTTTTAGAGAAAAAATTAGTGGGGATTGAAAAAAATATTGCAAATGATGGTGAAAAAATCACCAGAATTAAAAATATTTTGAAAAATCAAAAAAGTGATATTGGAAAAAAACTTCCAGGAAGCAGTCAAGATAACCTAGAGAAAACACTAATAGAAACTAACAAACTTCTTATAAAAATTCAAAGTGAATTGGCAAAGGCATTTGCCTCAAGAGAAGGTGATCAAAGAAAAAAACAAGATAATTTAAAAAGAGCACAGTCTCGAAGAAAACTTCAGAGAGAAGAAAGTCAATTAGAAAAATCCTCAAAAAGACTTGGAGAATCTGTAGCAAAAAATGCAGACGAAGTTGTTACTCCAGTTAAAGGAATCTTTGGTAAAATTATGGATTTCCTTGGAACAATGGTTCTCGGTATTGCATCAAATGCAGTGTTTGAATGGTTGAAGGATGAAGACAATAGGAAAAAAGTAGAGGGTTGGTTTAGTTGGATTAAAGATCACTGGAAGTGGGTTGCTGCTGGTATTGGTGCTCTGGCACTTATACCTTTAGTTGGTGCAATCGGAAGTGTGATTGGAGTAATTGGATCGGCTGTTGCTATAATTAAATTAGCAATGATGCCACTTTTAGCATTATTACTCAATCCTTTGTTCTGGAAAGCAATGTTGATTGTTGGTGCTGGTGTTCTTCTTTATAAAGCTGGTGAAAGTTTATTTAAAGCAGCTAGAGGTGGAATTACAGGTGGTCAGAAATTTAATGCAGCACATGATGTCTTGGATAAAAAAATGGAGGATGCCGGACTAGTTGTACGTGGTCCTAATGCGGGTAAAGAAAGAAGTAAAAGTAGGAGAGGAAGAAGTTTCACATATTCTGATCCTACAGATCCAGAAAAGCTGAAAATCGCAGAAGAAGTAAAAATGAAGAGGAAGCAACTAAATGATATGAGAGATGAGATGAATAATGAAATCAAATTAGAAACTGCAAAAATAGAATCTTCTGAACCAACCACTAAGGGTGTAACTATGAGTGGTCAACCAGAAATGAGTAGGGCAAAAATAGAAGGGGATATTAGAAAAAAATATGAGGAAAAAATATTTAATATAGTTCCAGAAGTTGGTCAACCAAAAGCATCTGCACCCGAAAAGAGAAAGATGGGTGGTCCTGTAAAAGCAGGAATGCCCTACATTGTTGGTGATCAACGTGGTTTAGATACTGCTGAGTTATTTGTTCCAAATATTGATGGAACTATTCTAAGCAATCAAAAAACAAGAGAAGTTTACAGAAATCTCACTTCCAGAAAAAGAGGTAGGGGAGGTGTTAATATTCAAACACTCCCAATGATTACAAATCAATTACCACCACCAGAAGTTAAATTGCCAACTGGTTCAGCAACAGAAGTCAATGAAGTTTCCAGTGTAAATTCGGTAGATCCATATCGTCAATTATCTCCATCTTTATATGGCATAACAGTATAGAGAAATGGCAGTTCAATTGTTGGCTGGATTAGCAAGAGTCGGAGGAAGTCTTGGAAGAGCAGGTAGTGGTCTTGCGAGAGCAGGTGGAAGAGTTGCAGTAAATAGAACAAAATCTTTCGCTAAAGATAAAGTAAAGGAAAAACTGACTGCCGAAAAGAAAACAGATAAAGATAAGAATAAGATAAAGGGTAAAAAAGCATCTAAAAAATCTTCAGAGATACTATCAAGCGGAGATTCTGAAGTAAATGCACTTAAACAACAATCTTCAGAGCAAGATCAATCATCACCCAAATCTATTTCTAAATCCATCAGTGCGACAACAAAACCTTCTGGGTCTCAGGTTGAACAACTGAAGACGAATGTAACTAATATACATAATTTTTTGGTGAATTATAACAAGAATAAATCTAAAATTCAAAATCAAAATAAAAGACTTTTAGCTTCTCAGGTCAGCAGAGATAAATTAAAACTGAAAGAGAGAAAATTGAAAACTTCACCCTTTGGAGATTCGATAAAAAATATTAAAGATTCTACTTCCTCTGAAGGTAATGTTTTAGACAAATTGTTAGAATTTATTGGTATAGTTGTTTTTGGCATTATTGTAAATGCATTACCCGCAATCGTAGAAAAAGTTCAAGAAATTATCGATAATATAGTTAACTTCTTAACTCCAATTCAAAGTGGATTTAATTTAATAAAGGGATTTTTTACAGGTGAATTGGATCGAAAAGAATATGATGCTGATAGAAAAAGAGTTGATAATGCTCTTAAGTCATTTGATGCAGATGGCGGTTTAATCGATCAAATGGCAGAAAAATTGGGTCCGCTTGAAGGTCTGGTCAAACAACTGAAACCATTGATTGGAAATTTGAGAAAGAATGTTGGAGGGAAAAATACTGTTCTTGCCAAAAAAGATGGTAAAGAGGGATTTTTAAATAAAGAGACTGGTGAATTCACTGAAAGAGAGTGGACTTCAGAAGAAAGAGAAACGATGTATGGAACAAGACTTGGTGATAGTGGAGCACCAGAAGACACTGAAGGTGGAGGTGGAGATGTTGAGGGTGCTGGATCGACTGATGCACATAATATTTCTGGTTATCCAATTACAAGTCATTATGGTAGAAGATGGGGAAGACTGCATGGAGGAATTGACATTGGAACCCCAACAGGAACAGCATTGGCTCTAAGTCATTCTGGAAAGGTAATATTCTCCGCACTACATGGTGGATATGGAAACATGATTGATGCATGGGTTCCTGCTCTCAATGTTCAATTTAGATTTGCTCACCTAACTAAAAGATTTAAGAAAACAGGTGAAAGTTTTAAAGAAAATGAGGTTCTTGGTTTAACTGGTGGTGGCGCAGGAGATCCTGGTCGTGGTTCATCTACAGGGCCACACTTACACTATGAAATTGATACTGCAAGAGGTGGAATGGCATATGGTGGAGCAAGAAACAAAGCACTCTTGTATAGAATGGCAAAATATGTAAAACTTGGAAATATTTTACCCTCTACCAGTGGTACTGGTGGAGGAATTGATTTAATTAAGGGATCAATGCCATCAAATGAAAAAGTTGCACAAATACGTGAATTATCAGAACCGCAAACGACCAGTAATGTTCATAATTATGTTTATATTCAACCATATGATACTATTCAAATGCAGGTAATTCCATTTCAGGTGTAGATAGATGAATAGAGTAACTGCTAGAGAACTTAAATCAATAAAGTTGAATGTAAATAACATTCATAGTTCCCTGATTAATTTTAATAAGAGGCAGGTAAACTTAACTTCTTCAATAGCAAGATTTGAAAATCGTGCAGAAAGAAAGAGGAAGTTACAATCGAAAGAAAACAGACTAGAATCTCCACTAGTTTCTTCTCTGGATAATATTAAAAATACAGTCAGACCTTCTGATGGTGAGGGTGGTGGAAATATATTTGATAAACTCTTCGAGTTTATAGGATTAATGCTTGCTGGCATAATCGTTAATGCACTGCCAGCGATAATCAAAAAAGGTAAGGAAATAGTAGATGGTATAACAAGCTTCTTTGCCCCTATTCAAAGTACTTTTAGGTTAATTTTAGCATTCTTGAGTGGAGAGATTGATAAATCTGATTATGATGCGGATAAAAAAAGAGTTAATGATGGATTTAACAAATTGAATAAAAAAGGTGGATTGGTTGATAAAATGTTAGATAAAACTGGACCTTTAAAACCACTAATAAAAAAATTACTAAATGCATTTAATTTAGGATCTAAAAAAAGTAAAAATATAGTTCTCGCCAAACAGGGTGGTAAAGAAGGATTTTACAATCAGGAAACTAAAAAATTCACTGAAAGGCAGTGGACTTCTGAAGAAAGAAGATCCTATGAGGGTGATGATGAAGATGATGGTGACGTACCTGCCGGAAACATATCAACCTTAGTTCCAGAAGGTGGATTAAAAGGTCTTACTGATGATGATTGGAAAGAGCTTGCATATATTGTTAGTGGTGAAGCACAAAGAGGAACAGATGATGAATATGGTGTTGCCGCAAATGTATTAACTCGTGTTGCCCATCCGGGATGGCCAAATAATATTAGAGATGTTGGAAGGCAAAGAAATCAATATGAAGCAGTATACACTGGAAAGGCAAGATATGAACCAGCACTTGCTCAAAGTTTAAAAGAAAATCAAGGAAAAATAGCAGATGCACTAAAAAAATTGAATGGTAGAGATTCTTTTAAAGGAACTAGTCAATACAAAAATATGGGTTCTGGTGATGTTAAGTTTTCTCCAAGAGGAAACTTTTATCATTATGGAAATCAACGGAAGAAAAGTGATCCACCACCACCAAATCCCGATCAAAATTGGAAAAAGTGGATTGAAGATGCAGAAGCACCTATGGGTGAAGGTGGATCACTTTCTATGTTTTCTCCGTTAATTGATAAAAATAAACTAGATACTATTAATCAACCAATGTATGAGGATATGGATAATGAAGAAGAAATGGTAAATATTTCTATTCAACCTGTAAATACAATAAGAACATCTTACATATACTCTCCAATTCCTCGAAGAGTTCGACAAGCATCAATATCCCCATCATCAAAACTTCCTCCCATATGGAGTATGTAAATTAAATGGCAAATCCAATAGAATCAGCACATTATCAACTATTCACCATCAAAAAGGGTGATAAGGAATATAAAATACAGGGAAAGGTCACTGGTTTTGATTATTATGAAAGTCTATTATCCCCCAACATAACGGCAATTTTAGAATTTGTAGATACTGGCGGATCTGTTCAATATGATTCTGAATATGACAAACAGGAAAGATTTGGAACAATATACAATGCATTGCCCCTAACTGGAGATGGAACTGAGGAAATTAGATTTAAAATTTCTTCAGAATTAGGATCACTAGATTTTTCAAATACACCACTTTATGTTAATGGATGCAATTCACCAGACAAACAGAGTAATGTAGAATCTGTCTACTTGAGTCTGGTTTCAAAATCAGCAATTAAAAATCAAGAATCTGTTGTAAATAAAACGTATAAAGATAAGATATCAAATTCTGTTGGATTAATTATGAAAAATATTCTTGGATTGAATCCAAGCAAAATCTTTATTGATGAAACTTCAAATACTTATCCGTTCATTGGTAATAATAAATCACCATTTGATATTTTGATTATGTTAGCATCAAAATCAATACCAATAAAAGGAAATCCTGGATTCTTTTTCTATGAGACAAAAAATGGTCATCAATTTAGATCAATTGACAATCTCATATCACAACAACCAGTAAATAAAGGAAAACCTTATGTCAAGAATGAACGTAATAAATCATCGGCAAATAATGATAATTCTTTTCAAATCAACTTGTTTTCAATAAACAAAAATCAAAATTTAATTAATGCACTGAAGTCTGGAGTTTACTCCAACAGAACAATTCTTTGGAATCCAAAAACATTTAAGGAGGAAGAAGTTTCATTTGTTCTTGGAGATAAGGAATTGATAACTTCCTTGGGGAAAAGGGAAGTTGTGAAGAAAGATAATAATCAGTATACACGAACATTATACAGTATTAAAGATGTTGGAACTCTTTCCCCAAGTATAAAAGAAACTGTCAGTTCTAAACCACAGCAATGGCAGGGAAAAGTTCAAATGAGATATAACTTATTATTCACTCAGGTTGGAAAAATTCAAGTTCCTTTGAACCCAAATTTAAATGCAGGTGATGTTATTGATTGTGACTTTGAAGTTATAACTAGAAGTGAAAAGGAACAAGGTATTGCAGATCCCGTTCAAAGTGGTAAATATTTAATATTGGATTTGTGTCATCATTTTGAACCTAATAGAAATTATACGGCGATGACCATTGTTCGCGATACTTACGGAAAATACGTCAAAGAGAATTAAAAATGGCAACTAGTAATACTGGATATGCACTTAACACCAATAAATGGTTTCTGGGTCAAGTTCCTCCCTGCCAAAATCAACACTCTAAACCAAGAATTTGGGAAGATGTTCATGGTGATAGGGTAAAGGTTAGGATACCTGGAATGCATCCAATGTCATTTCCGGGAGAAGAAGTTGCAGTAACTGATGAAAATCTTCCATGGGCAATTGTTGCAAAACCAACTACACACGGAAATCGCAATGCCCAATCGACAGGATTATGGGGTGGTGAATGGGTCATTGGATTCTTTATGGATGAAGATTGTCAGATTCCTGTTATTACTCAAGTTCTTGGTAATAATGAGAATTATTATGAAATACTGCGATGTGAAAATGGCACAACTCTCGGAAAAAGAGTCGGTAGATATAACGGTGGTAGAAATCCAACCGTTGGTGAAGTTAAAGGTGGAAGTAACCCAAATTCTCCTGCCCAACCAACAAAAGAAGAAATGCAAAAAGCAGTTGAGTAGTATTAGGTCAATAAATAATGACAAGGGGGTAATTATTAATGCCACATAACGATTTACATGAAAAATTATTAGAATCTCTTGCTCGGGAAACCGAAAAGGGGATGAATCATACTGACTCCCCAGAGAACGAAAAGGCAAGATATACTGCTGGTGTTAATGCCGCAATACAAGATAGCAATAGAGACAAACCACTTCCCGATCCTTGCGCTAAAACTCAATTAGGAAAAATTCAAATAGCATTACATAATTTTTTCACTACCTTAAAGGGAATTAGAAAATATGCAGACTTATATGTTAATGGAACAATAAATAAGATCCAAAATATAACCAATTTAATTCGTAGCACATCACAAATTATTGGTGCTGTTTTGAAAACTTTGATTACTAGACTACGCGACTTTTTATTAGATAAAATTCGTAAAGGCATTGAAGATCTTATTGACCTACTTCTTCCTGCAGTTGCAAAATCAATTAAAAATACAATTATTCAGCAAGTTATTGATAACATCTTTTGCAAGTTTAAAGATGTTATAAAAGGATTGGTAAATTTAGTTGGAGACTTCTTATTTGAACTGATCGGAAAAGTTGTTAATGTTCCTTTCTGTGCAGCACAACAATTTACAAATGCATTGATCAATAATGTTGCTGCAATTGTTGACAGCGCAGTTGGTCCCGTATTAAAAGAGATTAACAACTTACTAGGTGGTGTTGGTAAAATTGTTGGTAATGTTTTCCAGGCACTTGACTACATTATCGGATTGGAAAACTTCCTGTGTGCAGCACCAAATTGCCCAGAAATTACTAAGTTTAAGGCGAGCCCTTGGGCAGGTCCTTCTCAACAACAAATTGATGATTTTGGTGGGTTCCTTGCCCCTCTTGGTGGAAGACAAACTCCAACTGCAGAAAGTATTATTGCTAGTGCAACTGATTATATTGATGGTATTGAAATATTTGGTTCAAAATTGGGTGACTCTGTTGGATCCACATCATCAGAGATTACGACCTGTAATACTCAAGCATTTAGATGTGGAGCTCCTAAAGTAACATTTTTTGGTGGAGGTGGAGCAGGCGCAGTTGGTGAGGCAGTAGTCGATAATGTTGGGAAAACTATTGGTGTTAATTTAAGATATGGTGGTATGGGTTATTCAAGACCACCATTTGTAACTTTTGAGGATAGTTGTGAATCAACATTTTTAAGTGGATACACTGTTATTAATGATGCTGGGGAGGTTATTGATGTTGTAATTAGAAATCCTACAGCATCTCCACCGAATGACGGAAGAACAGAGTTTGATCCACCATCAGATCAAATAGGAGAAATTCCAAGAAATGATTATGTTGTTTGTCTGTATGGATTTAGAATTTTAGACACTGGTATTGGATATACTATAAATGACAGTATTGAGATTGATCCTGATGTTCCCAATCTTAATGCATCAGTCAAATTGACAGAGGATGGTCAAATTATAGCAATTGAACTGGCAGAACCAGTATGTGGAATTCAAGGATATCCAGAAATCACGATAAATAGTGATACTGGTCTTGGTGCAGTAATTCAACCAATACTCACATTTATTCCTATTAATGAATTTGATGATGTTGGAGATGGAGAACTTATTTCCGTTGACTTAGATTCTGAGATTAAAGCAGAAATATCTACTAATAATAGGGAAGGTCTTATCACGACACTCAGAGGTAGAAAACTCATCACAGAAAAACAAGAATTTACCAGAAGAGATGTTATTCGTATCGTTGATTGTATAACCTAAGATGCCACATTTACCAGAACAAATAATTTTTAGTAATGAATGGGGTATGGAGCACCTAGGCCCCGTTGGAGAAAAAGATAAAGTTAGTGAAGATCTCAACACAAACTATATTAAGGTCTTAAAAAATAATTACACCGAAATCCAAACTCTTGATGGCAATAAGCAGACAAGAGTTCAGGGATCTGATCATGAACTTTGTGGATTGGGATTGGTCGAGCAAGATAATAAGGAAGGACCATCTGAACAAATTGCAAAATCGATTGTCTGTGAGAACGGTGACTTAGTTTTATCTGCTCCAAATGGAAATGTAAAGATAATAGCAAAAAATTTATACGTTGAGACTATTGGCGATGGAAATGATGGATCCATCTTGATAAAGGCAAACGATCACATCACAATTAAAGCTGATGATCAACTCAATCTTTCTGGTGGGAAAATCTGTATGGTTTCTGCCGATAGTATTACACTAAACTCAAAAGGATATTTGAGACTTTTGTGTGCAGATATTATTCAAGGTTCTCCACTGTCTGGATTGTTAGGAACATTTCTCCCAGGTCCAGTGGCAAATTTAATTTCAGACATTGCACAGACTTGCAAATAGGAGTTTATTATGGCATTTCAAAATTTAGAATCTGGTGCTTTAGACGTTTTTAGTTCACTTACTGGTAGTTCACTTGAAATTCCAAAGGGATTTTGGAAACCAGGAACTGGTTCAATTTATAATGCATACCTTGGAAAAACATCTGTTTTAGGATTTGGTCAGGGATCTGTATGTATTGGAATGAATCCCGATTCTCCACTTGCAATGTATGGAGCACCAGGAAATGTAAATCTTCATAACACATCACTGACAACTTATCTTGGGGATCATCGTGTCGTTGGTCGTTCTAGTGTTTCTGGTATTGAATTTAGAACTGCCGTATCGTCTGCAGAAATTTATGGTGGTGTTGCTCTCGTAGCAGGTAAAGAAGTTGATATCGTAGGAAAAAATACTGTTGTTTCAGGAGCAAATGTAATAATTGGATCTCCCAATTTAACAATTAATGGATTATCTTGGAATGGATATGTTGTTGGAAAATTGGCAATTGCTGGTAAAGGATTTGATATTCCACACCCAGTTAAATCTGATACCCATCGACTCAGATATATTTGTTTAGAAGGTCCAGAAGTTGGGACTTATTTAAGAGGAAAATTAAAAGATTCAAATGTTATTGAACTTCCATACTATTGGAATGAAAATTTTATAAATCTTGATAGTATCACAGTCAATTTAACTCCAATTGGATCATATCAAGAACTTTTTGTGAAGGAAATTGTAGGAACTAAAATTATTATAGGAAATAATTCAACATCAAATATTAATTGCAATTATACTGTATTTGCGGAAAGAAAAATGAAAGATAAATTAAAAGTCGAATATGAAGGACAGACACCAGCAGATTATCCAGGAGATAATTCTGAGTATTCTCTTGCTGGTTGGGATTACGATAGGAGGTAAATATGAGCACACCATTTAATCTGTCACTAGATTTTCTTAAAAAAGATACACAAGAACTAGATCAAAATGGTAGAGATGGATCCGTTGGAATTACTGCACCAAAAGAAATTGAAGAGGTAAAAATAACTCAAAATTCTGATGGATCATGGAGTCAATCTACAAAAAAAGTAAAGTCTTCTACTAAAAAAGATAAAAAGGCACGTTCTGACGAATCTGAAAAATATGATAAGGAAGTTTCTGCTTTTACTAACTTAGCAAAAAAATCTGATGATATAATTTTAGATGTGCAAACAAAAATTAATAGCAAAAAGCAGCAGATTATTAATATAATTGCCGATGCAGTTAGTTTTGGTTGTTCGTGTGTAGTGGGAACTGCAGTAACAAATGGAGTTGTAATTGGAATTGGTAGTACGGTAGTAAATGATAGAGGATTTATTAAAAAATACGTCGGTCTCGATGATCCAACATCGGAGGTTCCATTTGAATCTATTAATACCGTTACCATAAGTGCTTCAAATTCTGGAACTGGATATGAAAGTGGATTTTCTATAAATTCTGGTGCAGAGGTTGGATTATATAAAACAGTGTATCCTTTTACTGGAGTTGGTTTTCCAGATTCCACTTGTGCAGGTTATGCATCGTCTATTGCTACACTTGCGACAGAAATAGATGATCTTCGTAGTCAAATTAACAATTCATTAATTTCAAAAACTAATGACATTAAAGATAGAAAAACTACTAGTGAAGTATTTGTCTGGGGATATAAGAGCAGAGAACATAAAATCAAAAAACAAAAAAATCAAAATAAATCTGTTCAGGAAATCATAGAAGGTGAAAGTGCCTATCAGTAGACTGGCACACCCCTCTTGACACCCCCACCCAGATGCCCTATAATACTAAGGTAATCAACGGAACACCACATGGGCACCGCACAAGAATCTGTTCTCGGTATTGTCATTGACGTTTGCACTCGCTCCTTCCTTCTGCTGAGCGATGAGGGTAATGAAAAGATGGTAAATTGCGATACCGTCCAAGAATTTATGAACGTTCTGGAAGTTGTGACTGCTAATCTTGATGAAGACCAGATTGAGTATGCCGATCTTGCTATTCAGGGAGAAGAGTATTGATGGAAGTTTATACGGTGAAAGAGTGGGAAGAAAACTTTGATGCTCTCCTAGAACGTGTAGAAAAAGGAGAGCACATTGGTATT